GTTGCAAGTTCCTGCGCACCGTTGGTGTCAACAACACAAGCTACTACACGAAGACGACCAGTAGTAACGTCAGCCGAAGAGGCAATCAGTTTAACATCAATCGTGTCAGTTGTAGTTACGTGCTGAGTGAACGTAATTGTGCCAGAAGTCGTCATTGCAGCACCGTTGCTTCCCGAAGCGAGAAAACCAGTGCTGGTGACATCGCCACCATCAACAATGTCATCGCCTTCGGCAAAGTCAATGTCAACAGTAGGAGAAGACCCGTCAAAAGCCTTCAAAACTTCTGCACCAGCAAACAAAACCATCGTATTGGCTGGGATTTCTACGACTTGAAAGATGTCACCATTCGTGCAAGAATAGCTAGTCAGCTTATCAATGTCGAGGATACCCTCAATCATACGCAGATTCAGGCCGTTACGGCTTGCCGGAAGTGCAGCAATAGAGTTAGAGTTAACTCCTGCGGTTGCGGAGGAGGTGAGGTCAAAAGTTGCCATGATTCAGTCTCCTTACGCTGCGTTGTACTTGGCAGTTACGATTGCTTCAGGGCGAAGAATCTTACGGCCATAGAGATGCATACCACGAACAATATCAGCAAAGCTGTCTGGATCGCGGTAGGTTTCGGTTTTATTAATCTGCTCTGCAGTTGCGACAGCGGACGAGTGTCCAGCCACAATCACACCGAAGTTAGAGTTCTGGTTGGCCGAACCAGTGGTTGCGGGGCCAGTACCTACGGACGGCAGGTTATTAGAGGTATAGACAGTGAAACCGTGCAGGTTATTAATAACCAGCCCGTTTTGCAGTCCTGCACCACCAAAGTCTGAGTTCAGAAGACGTGAGTCTTCGTCCTTGAGCAGTTCAATAAATACGGGGTCAATAACAAGCCAACGGCCCTGCGTATCTACGTTCTGCTGGTCAAGAAGGCGTCCCATGCGGGAGATGACCATCAGAGGAGAGGCAGTAGCAGTCGGAAGTGCAGTTGCACCCGGCAGACGTGCTGCAAGCGGAATCGAGTGATCGCCAGCAGAGCCTGTTGTGATATTGCCGAAGCTATCCTTACGCAGCTTCATGCTGGTAAGAAGTTCGTCGGAACCAGCAGTCGTTACTGCCTTGGAGCCGCTTACTACATCGTTAGCGGTGCCAGCAACAGCATTGATAGCGGCCTGTTTAAAGCCTGACAGATAGCCAAGAACTTCTTGGTCAAACTGATCAGCAAGACGATATGCAGCACGATCACTTGCCAAGCCTTGGAAGTTTACGTGGCTATGCGCCTCTTCAATATCGTCAACCTTAAAGGCATAGTAGTTTGCCTTATCAATGGTGAGGGTGAAGTCCTCATCATCAAGGTCTTGCGGAGTAATTTGCGCACCACGTGCGTACTCCTTTACAGTGATTTCGGGTTCTTTGATAATCCGAACGGAATCACCCATTTGAGCAATCTCACCAAAGTAGTCGTTATTAGTGATTGCTTCACAAACAGCGGCCTTGCGGAAAGCGACCTGCACCTGTTTGCTGTAAATTACGGGCGAAAAATTACCGTTAGGAAGATTACCATACCCGGCAGCGGTTTTGAATGCCATGATATTATCTCCTATTTAGCATTTTACAGATGCAAACTCACCAGACTAATCAGAGGCTGATTCGCTATGGGTGCGTATCCGATAGGTTGGCCGACCTAAATTCAACGGGCCACGCTCGTCAGGTAATCCATAAGACTGTAGCGTTTGCGGGTTAGGGTAAGCAGGTAGCGAACCCACTTACACCTTTGTTGACTATAGTTATATGCAAAAATAACTATTTGTCAATACTTTTTTATCGGGCTGAACCCGATATATCATAAATAAATTTACCAGAACGAATAGCTTCCATAACTTCATCAGAACGATTCTCGTATTCTGCAGCAGACATGCGTTGCACATCTGATTCTTTTAGGTATGATGCCTCTTCGTTTTCTTGCGGTTTACTACGACTATTTTTTGTAGAAACAGATTTGGCTGCTTCTTTGTCTGATTTGGATTTTGTTTTGCCAATACCCATATCAGCTTTGTAGAGGTCAATAGCCCTAGCAGCAGAACGTGCGTCGTTGTCGTTTTCATAAAGCGCATCTTGCACCCATTTTGGCTGTGACTCTGCCCACTCGTGAAACTGATCGCTGTCACGGATATCATCAAAGTCTGGATGCAATCGCATTAGTTCTGCTTCGGCTTTCTCCTTTGTGGCAGATAGCTGCATTTCATCAATTGCTTTTATGCGTTCTTCAAGTGCGCTAGATTGCTCACTTGCTTTTTTCATGGCAATTGTTTCTACAATAGCTGCAACATCTGGATAATCTTTTGCCCATGTTTCAATGTCTTCATCAGACTTAGGCAATTTCATTTCTTTTTTAGTTGCATCAGAAAGCTGTCGTTTTAATTCTGCAAGTTCTGTTTTAAAATCTTCAGCTTGTTTTTGTTGATGCCTACGAAGATCAGAGTAACGCTTCTTAAATGTTTTTTCTTCTGCGTTTACGGGTTCTTCTTCAATTTCTTCTGAAGTTTCCTCTACTTCTCCCCGTTGTTCTTTTAGCATCTGTTCAAGTTCAGCTTCTTCTTCTTTACGTTTTTCTGCATTACTATACTTACGTGTAGCAAATGCAACTTTTTTTTCTGGCTGCATTTCTTCAGCCATTACTTCTGCGGCTTCTGCCATTTACTTTTCTCCTAGTTGGGGCCAACCGTAGCCACGTTGGGTGGGGGATCAGGTAGCCAACATATCTAGCAGTTAACGTGCTGCTAGTCCACGTCTACGCGACTCTTTGCCAGAGAATTTAATTACTGACATGAGTTCACTTCCAAGAACACGGCCAATGGCACGTATTTCTGGTGTGCCAAGCATGTTTCTTAGCACTTCACGATCCTCTTCATTTAAATTGTCTAAACGACGTTGGACCATACTTTGATAATCTTTGAGTGTTACTTCTTCTGCCATGATAGCATCCGTCCTGTTATATAAGTAAGGGGGTGTACAATTTTACACCAAATATTACCCACAATATTATCTTTTGCTTTGCCATGTGTAAGCACATGTTTGAGATGCTGCGTACGTGCTTTCGCAAGATATGCACCTATAAATGTAAGAATAACACTTTTACGCATTCCCCTTACCCAAGGTTTAAATAACCAATGATAACCTTTTTCGTGATATGGTGTCAAGTATTTTTTCTGGTGTACGCCCCAAATTTTTATAGCCTGTTTCCAATCATCTAGTTGTGTTTGACGATACATTTCTGTACATACAATTTTATCATCTCGTGTATCTGCAGTTTCTTCTGCTTTGGAATTATTCCCAGTATTTACGTTATTCTGAGTAGACTTAGACCAATCGTGATCCTTGTTATAATAAATATTGCCCCTATCATCTACGTTAGTTGCTGTGCCTTGATCATCTTTTATTTTAGATGCATTTTCTTTGCCAACTTTTTCTGCAAGATTAACACCTGCTTTATTTTTGGTAGAGTTACGTCTAAGATTTTCTTCTTTACGAGCTTTGTCTATTTTGTCAAACTCATCATCATATTTACCAGCGCGAACATCACGAGCGTATTGACTTGGATTGCTACTTTTTGCTCTGTCAAGACGATCTCTTACAGTTTTTTGTTCAAATACTGCATCTTCTAGTTTTGTACGAGGACGACCTTTTGTAGAAATACCAGTGCTAGTTACTCCAGTATCTGTTGTAGTGGCTGTTGGTTCACCTTCATCAAGTCCCAATGCTGCACGAACACTTGCTGCTGCTTGTGTTTTTAAAGCTGCCTCATCAATAGGCGTAGAGCCTGCTCTTTGAAGATTTGCAGCTAATGTTCCAGATGCAGTTTGTCTTTCTACAGATACATCAAAAAGAGCATCTTCTCTAGCTGCTTTCAATAAAGTTTCAACAGGAGTGTTAGGACTTTCATTAAACAATTCTGTAAACTTTTTAGTAACCCTAGCTTCAAATTCTGGACCAGAAGAAGGTATACTAGCAATAGCTGCTTCTGTTACAGTCGCACCTTCTGGTAGAGTTTGAGTAGTTTCTACACGAGTAGTTTCAGGAGCCGTTGTTTTAGCACCAAAGTTAGGGTCGACAAAATTAGGGTTTGGTATTTTTTTACCCGCAGCATTAAACTTAAAAGTTCCATCAGCATTGCGTAAAAAAGGCTCTGAAGATACTCCCTCTGGCATCCCTAGTTCTGTGCGGTCAGAAACATCTACCATATCTTTAATTCTGTTAAGCATTTGCTGTTGCTTTTTGGGGTCAGACTCTGCAAATGCTACATTTTTAGCAAGGGAGTCCAGTGCGGCTTCATACTCAGCCGAAGTCGTACTTGCGCCAACGGCCCCAAGAAAGTTGTCTCTAATTTTTTCAAACGTACCGCGTGGGTCTATTTTATTTTCAATTTCTTGAAAAGGTTTTGTTCCTTTTATTGTGGTTATTGCGGGGTCTTCTTCCCGACCAAACTGGTCAGTTTTAGGTGCGGCTGGGGCGGAAGGGCCATCGTCGTCATCTTGTTGTTGTGGCGCTGGAGCAGGTGTAGGATCAGGCGTAGGATCAGGTGTAGGATCAGCCGGAGTATCTGTTTTAGGTTTAAAGCCTGTCGGCACAGGTATAAGTGGATTGCCGTTTGCATCCACAGGTATAGACATTTCATTGCCCTGATCGTCTACATAAATTACATAACGAGGTAAAAACTGATCAAATGTAGGCACTTGATCTACTGTTTGAACAGGAGTAAACTGCTGTTGCGGCGGTGCATATGGAGTAAATACAGGCGCTTGTGCTGGAGTAAATTGTGGTTGATACTGCGCAAACTGAGATTGTTGTACACCGCCGGGTGTGAATGTTGGAGCCGTAGGGACAAAACCACCCACTTGCATCTGCAGAGGATTGTCATCGTCAATATCTAAATCTTCTATGTTGAATGGTACACCTTCAGGAATGGTGGCTTCATCAGCGTTGCCCATTTGTCCCATAGCTTCCATACGTGCTAGACCTTCTTTTGCTTCGTCTCTTAGCTCCATCATTTTATCAAGGCCGTGATATCGTACAACGTCGGCTGGCATGACAAACTCACCCTCACTAAGTTGAGCCGGAATGTCATCACGAACTTCTTTTTGCAACGATCCCACAGGAACATCATTACCAGATACAGGATCAGTCGTATTACCTTGATCCTTCATACCGCCATCGTCAAACAAATCCATTTGTTTTGCCATTGGCACTGCTCCACCTTCTTGCATCATAAGTCCACCTTTGTTTTTCATAAATGCAGGTTCGCCCTTTGTCATGCCACCAAACAAACCTTTAGCCTGATCTGGCTCAAGAAGCATATAACTATCTGCATACCGCGCAGTCATATCAATTTCATCAGGGTCTATTTCGCCCCTTTCAGCTTTTCTTATTTGTTCTACTAACTTGTCCAGACCTTCTTCGCTGGTGCCTTCATACTCATTTCTATAAACAAATGAATCGTATCCGCGTTTATTGGCAGTATCTTTTAACGTATTAAACCACTGAATGCGATCTTCTTGATTGTTAATAGTGTCAAGTTTAATACGTCTTGCCCGACTTGCCTCTCTAATTATGTCAGCCCACAACTCTTCATCCATGCCAATTCGCATGACATCTGGAAGCATGTAGTAAGTGTCTCCACCTACGGTAACTCTAGGAGCTTTACCCAGCAAATCTGCATCAGATTGATCTTGCAATAAATACTTTATACGAGTCTTATCGCTTCTTGCAACAGACATATCCGCTATCCAGCGCATAGGTTCTTTAAACGAGCTAACGTCTGGGATACGTGCCGGTTTTAAATCTGACTTTAGAACCATAGGAAGGATGCGCTCACCCTTGACCATTTTCTCTGCTAGTTCTCTGTCGTATTTTATGTTTGTCGAGCCACGAGCAGTAGCTTGTGCTGCTGTGCCTACATGAAAACCTATATCGCTTGTGCCACTACCAATTACGTCAGCTACATCATAATCTTTTTTAGTTAAGTGAAATACACGAGATGCTGGGTCTTCCGGGTTATATCCCATTCTTTCTGGAGTCTGTTGAGGAAAAATGTTTCTGGGATCAAGCGGCCCGTCTTTTTCCTCTGCGCCACGAAGATATCTAATATCTGCTGTAATAGTCTCTCGACCAGACTCCACTGCCTCTGCAAGACGATGATTGCCCTCTACAATAAAAGGCTGTCCATCTTCACGAACATGGATAAGAATATTGCCTTTTGGATTATAACCTTCTTTTGCTATACTTTCTTTTAAACCTTTTAATTTATTGTAAGCAGGTTCACCATCTATAATCGTTTCTCCAGTAGCCCTAAATTTTTCCTCACCCATAGCACCGGGTAAGTCTTTTAATTCATCTGGAGTAAATGTTACACCATCTGCATATCCTGTAATGCCACCTGCTGAACCTATGTTAGCTTCATAAGTATCTGTTTGACCCTTTTGGATGGCACGATTTTTAACTTCGTCTGATGTGCGTTGTTTTGTTTCAGCGTAGGTTTCTTGATATACTTGATCAAAACCGGGATTATCTATTGTTAATTTTGCATCTTTTCTTAGTTTGCGCGTAGTGGCGCGAAGTGCTTTACCTGCCGCATCGCCAACACCCGGAACAAGTCCCAACAAACCTGCAGTAGCTTCAATGCCAGCACCAACATAATCTTTTTCATCTAGCGCATCTGATGTTCTTTTTAGTGCTAGTGCCTCTCCAACACCCGGCAACATTTCAGCACCAAACATAGCAACATCTTTTAAATTAAATCCGCCCTCTTCTTTTTGACGCTCTGCCCCTTTAGTGCGACGTTGTGGATTTAAAGTTTTTTCTGTCTGTTCGTTAACGTCCATTTACCTCGTCCCGTAGATATTTAAGTTTACGCAGGGCTGCTACAGCACCTTGACTTCTATGCAGCAGTATCGTATTGTCTGCTTGTTCCAGTGCCTTTTGTTGTTGCTGTATTAAAGTGTCAATGTAATCATTGAACGCTTGCCACTGGCGGTTGTTGTTGACCCACGGCTTGAGTCTGCTGAGTATTTCTTGGTTGTTCATTTCCACTAAATCCTTGTTCACCCGGTGTAGGAGCCATGCCTACGCCAATATTAGCGCCACCGCCACCGCTAGTGTCCATAGGATTAGCTCCTGCAGGTGCTGGCTGCTCTGGCAACGGTGCTTGAAACTCTTTCATAAGTTCTGCTTGTAACGCCGCCTCGTTCATATTGTTGGTTACTTTGTCGGGGTCAAGGTCCATTGACTTTGCTATTTCACGAATAATATATTGAAACTTTGCAAATGGTGCAAGTGCTGGATTACTTGCTACTTGTAAGAATTGCATAAGCCTTTGACTACGAACTTCATTAGCCATAAGACTTTCTGTGCCACGTGCTTTTACTTCAAGGTCGCCTTTGATCGCTGGGTCAAAGTCAAATTGCATATTAAATCTAAAGAAACCCTCTCCTAATGGACGTAGGAGATAGTCATCAACATTTTTAATTACAGTTTTAATACCACCAGCAGCAGCATTCATTAACATGCTAATACCACTAGCTGTGCGGCCTACACCAGATACGCCTGTTTGACCATGTGCAAAAGACGGAAAGCCTGTGCTTTCATCTGCAAGCACACGAGCCTTATCAAATAGCATCATGTTTTCAGATGCAACATTTGGAAACTTTGTACCAAAGATAGCCTGACCGGGCGCACCACCCTGACGACGGAATACCTTGCCCGGATACAGTGACAGGTCTTGTCCCGGCACCAGATTAGTTTCATCTACCTCTACAATCAAATTACCTGATAGTACAGCATTGTCCACAGCCATACGCATAAAGCCATTCATCAGCGTCTGTGTATCGTCCATGTTCTCCGCGATACCTACACCGAAGAAACTGTATGGATTAAGTTCATACGGCGAAGCCATGTAAGGAATTTTAGCTGGCTTAAACGGATTAAGCACCATGCGAATAAGTTTACCGTTACAAATCCATATATTAGCTTGCAACTCATCAAAACTCTTTAGTTCATCTGGGATGTCAACACCGTTGTCTTCCAACATCTCTGTGTCGCACATACCCCAATATTCAAGAACTTCAAAACGATCTATACCATGTTCTGGTGCATAGTCTGACAGATCATCTTCCCAATATTTTTTGTTATAGTTTTCACCAAAAGACACTACCTCATCAATAACTTGATCCCTAAAATATGGACGTTTTTTCAAGTTGCGCAATTGGGTGCGAGACATTTTGTGTCTCTCAATAACATACTGCGCTTCGTCAACATTGTTAGCATCTGGATCGGGATAAAAGTTCCAGACAGACACATGATTTACTTGAGGTATTGTTTTAAATACAGGATCGTAATTACCGTCGTCATTCCAGTTGGCGTATTCTTTATCAACGGCAAACGGGCCTTTCATAATGCCGGTGCCAAATAGAGCCATTTCAAAAGCACTGCTGCGCAAACTTTTACTTGCACCAGACTCTTCAAGCTGGTCGTGTATTTTCTTTTCCATCTTTTTAGCTGCAATTTTTGCAGGACTAAACTCAATGGCTGTAGGCGTCTTGCCCGGACCCTCTTTTAGTTTATCCTCAACAGACTCTAGCTTTTCTCCTAAAGGCCCAAGACCCTCAACTAAAGTTGCTGCCGTGGCCCCCGGAGGTAGGTCATTGCCATCTCCCTTAAAGCCATAAGGGCTTGATAACGAAGTTTGCCCACGCAATTGTTCAGGTTCTTTGGGATCAAAGTGTACATCCTCTACAACGCCTTCTGGCAACTCTGTAGGATCAACAGATAGAGGAAAACGATTGGCAGCAAACAACACATCAACAATCTGACCATATGCAGCCAGAGTTTTTGTTTTAGTTACTTTGATAAATACACGAGACTTTTCTGCCTCTGTAAACTGCACATCTGGGCCATATAGTCCGCGATAATTACGATAGGCTCTTAGCCAGCGTTCTTCGTCTTGATAACGATAGTCTTCTGCTCTTTGATATCGTTCCATAATAAATGGAATTATGTTTGATACATCTACATCTTCTACAACAGTATCTGCTGCATCTTCTAATGCAATTGCATCATCTTCAATCATAATCTCGTCTTCTGCCATGATTATTCCTTAATATCCAAAAGTAGAATCTGCTATTTGCATACCTGACGATGGTCGGCCATGCGGGTCGTAGTCAAAAATAGAGAACCGGGGTCTGGACATAATACCGTACCGGAGCGCGTCGTAAAGATGGTCTTCAGATTTTGTGTCAACGTCTTCTGGATTTTTCTTGTCCAGAGGGATGGACGGTAATTGACTGACGACATTTGTACAGCTATTAAAGAATACAAGTCTTGGTTCCTCTGTAAACTCGTCTACCTGTAGACGCCTGTGTATTTCATTCTTGCCAGCCACACGACTGCCTCTACTGCGGTCAGACGGACGCCAACGGCATCCTTTACTAATCATTTGCTCCGCAAGAGAAGGACCAGTATCGCCACGCTTGTGCCAAAGACTACTGTCCAAAACACCATACTTAATATTTCCATCTTCGGCTTCCAAGTCCAGTATCATATCGGCCAAGTCTGTCGCCAGTATTTTACTGACGTATAGTTCTCTATAGACGACCAGTTGTTCATCAGGCGCAACAGCAAACCAAAGAACACCAGAATAACTGCCGTAACCGTAGTCACATGCACGAAACTTGACCCAGTTAGCAGGGATATGGAAAGGCTCCACAACATGAATATCCCTATTAAACTCAGTAAACGCCGCGCCCTCTTTAATATCCCAATCACCCTCCAAGAGTTGTCGTCTTTGCTGCTCTGGTAGTGACAAAAGCATTGCTTCGTAGTCACCTGATTCGGATAAGTAAGGATTGTCAATAAGTCTCGCTGGGATAAATCTCCTCTTGAACAAAGACTTTCCTGCTTTTGAGTGTCCGTAAGGATATCGCAACACTTCATTAGTTTCAATGTTTGTTGCATCAAACGCTCTATTGTAAGGTGCGGGGTCAATAAACATTTTCTTAACCCAGCCATGACCTCTACCGCCGGGGTTAGTTGTAGCCCTCATAAAGATAGGCAAGTCAGGTGCAGTGGACCGGAGACGAGAACGCATGTAATCCCATGCATATGGTGTGGACCATTGTGTTAATTCGTCAAAGCCTATCCAGCTAAACGCTAGACCCTGATATCGCAAGACATCTTCATCCCTATCTAGGTAAGACATCCACAACCTTGCGCCAGATGGCGCGGTCCACTGCATCTTTCTTTCTGACCACTTAATACCGGGCCAGATTTTTGGGTACAACTCCTGCGATTTAAAAATAAGTTCTCGCAGTTCTTCAGTTG